CAGCTTCTGCGAGTGCTCTTTCATTTTTACCGTAGCCTAAATAATGCCAGGATAAACTATTAAGATCATAACGAAATCTGTTTTCATCTGTCACGGCTGCAGCAATCATTGTACAAACAATGTCACCATTAATTTTAAATCCTAGTTTTTTTAGCCAGCAGACATCATACATAGCGTTGTGAAAAATTTTTGTGGAGAAGGATTCTAAAATATCTTTGAGCCAGTATAAGACTTTGACTCTATCCATATTACCACCGCCTTCATGGGCAATGGGAAAATATCCTTTGTAATGTTTGGTAGCAACAGCGATACCAATTACTTCACCATTGCCAATAATAGCACCGGATCCTTTTTTTATAAGGTCAGGATCTCTTGTTTCTAAATCAATTGCAATTTCATCTACCTGTCGTAGATCTGGAAATTCTGCTGGTTTCACCCATTCTGTTTGTGACCCATTCTGTTTGTGCTTCGTACTTTGGTATCTTCATAATAAATAATAACAAATTAAGCAAAGAATAGTGATTAACAACATATACTGAGGAATATGAGTAGGTTCTTTCACGAATAATCCCTCTCGATAATCATGTCTATAAAATGTTTTGCTTTCAATAAGTCTTCCTTTCCATTCTTCAATTGATGTCGAATGATGTATTTTATAACGCATCCTTCTGGATAAAGCAATTTATTATCCACCACAAATTTACTTGGTTGAATTTTAAATTTTTTGTAGTGCTCTCCTCCGATTTGTTTATCCCAAACTTTCGATGTCATATCCTCTTGCCTCCTTTTTTGCACTCATGATGTATAGATTTTGTTTAGTACGTGTGACTCCCACATACCAAACTCGGTTTTCTTCATCTGCTTTTTCGAAACTTTTTTCTGTAACTTCCCTGATTGTTTTGGTATTGTCTAGAATTAATAAAACATTTGTCGCTTCCCCACCTTTGGCAGAATGAATTGTGGATAATTTTACTCTTGCATCATGAGCTAATGGTTCTTCATAGCGTAACATTTCTCTAATATATAAACATTCTTCTGGGTCCACCGTAAAGACGTCATACCATTTGTCGGTAGCACTAAATCCAAATTCTTTTAAATCATAAAGTCTTTCTTCCTTCACACCAAAATCATCACAGGGGGTACAATCAAATATATCTTTTATTTCGGGTAGCGATAATCTGTCTCCTTTGTCAGCCCATCTTGTGTAGTTTACAATACTTCTAAACAAGGAAATCTTATAACTTTTTCTATTTTTAAATTGAAAATAAATTCCCATATCTCGCAAGATAGGTTTAATTTTATGCAATCTATCGTTTGTGCGTGCAAGAATTAACCAGTCTCCTTTATATAAAGGTGCATCTTCAATTGAAGTTATATAATTTACAGATCCATCTTCGACTCTGGCTTTCCAATTCTTTTTAATTCTTCTTTCATCGGGAATTCTTTCGAGAATTTTATTAGCAATGTTTTGAACTTGTTTTGGAACTCTGTGAGAATATGGCAAAACTATATTTTTTTTAGCCGGTTCATCCTGAAATCTTTTTACATCTGCTCCAGCCCAGCCGTAAATAGCTTGATCATCATCGCCAGCTAATATAACATATTTGGAATTTTCTTTTATAATATCTACCATTTTCCACTGTATAGGTGATAGATCCTGGGCTTCGTCAATAAATACTATGTCATATTTTGGACACAATTCTGCCACATTAAATTTTTCTATCATGTCGGTAAAATCTTTTAGTTGAAAAGAGTCTTTGTAATTGTTTAATTCTTCTGAGAGTATTTCTAATAATCTTTTATCCAGATCTGGAGAATACATTCCTGTATTATATTCATCTTCATTAGGAATCCCTTTAATTCTAGCTGCATTTATTAGATTAAAATATTCACTATTTGAATCTACAAAGCCTGTATGTTCTTGGCCTTCTGAATAAACTGTGACCTCTATACCAAGATTCCTACCTATATCTTCGTAGTGTTCATCCTGCATAACTTCACTTTTTTTCATACCCAATTTCCAAAAAGCCAGAGAATGTAGGGTTCTAAAATTTTTTAAATCTTTTCGTTGTAAATGTTTATATGCATCTAACATTCTATTAACAGCTTCGTTTGCCGCCTTAGTTGTAAATGCAAAATATCCTATTTTATCTAATGGGGTGCCCAGTTTATAAAAAGTTTTTGCGTATTTAATAAGCTTGGTTGTTTTCCCTGTTCCCGGAGGCCCGTATATTTTTCGATTAATCATAATATTAAATATAAATATATCCAAAACGATGTGAATAAAGAGATCGTTATTAAATCCATTTTAGCTTTCATTACATTATCTCCGTATTGTGTTTAGTTTTTTCATAATAGATTGGAACTTCTTCAAAAGACTTTGTATTTATTTGCACTATATTTTTTACTGAGGCGTGATATTTACCCGGGTTTTCCGGATCTGATGGATACCTTTTTTGATCAAGAAATTGTATTTCACAAGTCTTGTATATAATTTGCATCATGCGTCCTGTTTTTTCTTCTTTATACTTCCAATCTTTCGACTTTAATCTGTCATAAAATTTATCCCATTTAAAAAATGCATACTCTCCTTCTATTAGGACAGACCCACTTTTAAAGGCTGCATCATTCGTTGCTTTTGGTCCATGTATTTTTGTATGTAAGACATCGTGTAATTTTTCTTTAGGAGATGTCCCAATAGGTGGTTGAACTGACTGCTGGGTCGCGTACAAAGCATCCATCACCATTTGTTCTGCATCATCATTTATACGAGGTGGTAGAAAGCCAGCGTCTTTTGAGATGGCATCCCGTCTTTTGATTCGCGAATTCAGATGTTCTACTGATTTACAGTGTATGGTTACTTTACTAATGCCGTCTGGTTTTGTAACATCAAATTCATATTCAGGTTCTTCAAAAATTTCTATTTTTCTTAAATTAGTTAAGATTGGATAAGATCCTTTTGAGCCGGACAGGACTCCAAATTTTTTCTTAACGCAAATACCTTTTTTACAAAAACTCCATAGAGGTTCCTGTGTGCATGTATAGCCTTTTTCAGATTTTGCCCAAGACCTTAGTTTAGATTTTAGTTTTTGATCGGTCCATGCATTGCCGTGTGTCTCGTCAAAATATTTTACCGGAGCGTTTTTAACTTTATCTTCCCATTTGTCCGGATACTTCATCTTAACTAACACATGATAATTATACATAAATCTATCCTTACCATCAAAACTATCCTTTTTAGATATTTTTGAAATCGCCGCCATACATGGCGGACCATCTATAAAATCTTCATTGACTCCTTCATATATTTTTTTGTCTATGTTTTGTGTAATTGTAACTAATTGATCTTTTGAAACTAGATTGGCGTCTATAAGATCTAAAAATTTTTCGAATGTAAAAGGAGTACCATCTACATTTAGAGCACGTCGCTCACTTCCGTAGTAAGGCAGATTAATAAATTGTCCTGGTTTTAATTTTCCAGTTTCTTCGTCTCGTGTAAGCTGTGTTTGTTTAGGAAAGATTTCGTTGTTAGGTTTTAATTTAAATAGGGGGAGCAAGTTGATTAAGAAAGATACAATATCCTTTGCACTCGTAAAACTGTCCATGAATAAGCAAAGGTGTAATCCCCCACTTTTAGATTCAATAGGTATTAAGGGTAAATCGTATTCTTGTATTTTGTCTATGATAGATTTTTTATCATAGTTAACATAATTTTTGGGGTCAACATCAATAACACCGAGTCTTGCTTCTTCATTTTCATTACATGGCTGTATGCCAATTGAAATTTTTCCATCTAAATGAGACTGATAAATTTCTTCTGTAAGGGGCTCGTAATTCCACCTGTATACTGGTTTCTTCTTTCCGCTTTCTGGGTCTACTTTTGCTTCTTCATGCTCAAAGTCAGCTAGCCCGTAAGCAGCACGATAACCATCAAAAAATTTTATATATCTTTTATCCATAACTAAGTCTGTGGGCCCTTCAGTCTCCCTCAAGGCCCACACTGCTAGCTTAG